ACACTGTAGGTGGTGGATGCTTTACTTACAAAGATGTAGCTCATGATAATGTTGTATACGAAGAGGTTAGTCCTTTTGATATAGATGTTAAGAAAGGTCCAGAGACTGAATACGTAGAGGATGCTGAATCTGTAGTTAGACGTAAATTACTTACTGTTTCTCAGGTTGTGGATAGATTCTATGATGTTCTTAAACCTGATCAAATTGATGAACTAGAAAATCCATCCCAACATAGAGAGGGTGGATTCTTTACACCATTTACCTCTAACTACGATAATTCTCAGTATCTTGAAGAAAGACTTATTGAGGTAGTTCATTGTGTATGGAAGAGCTTTAAAAAGATTGGTATCTTAACCTACATGGATGAATTAGGTGTACTCAGACAAATGGAAGTAGATGAAGATTACGTCGATGATGAGGGTGAGGATATATACTGGATTTGGGTATCTGAAGTGAGAGAGTGTTATAGGATTGATAATAAATTCTATGTAGATTATGGACCTACTAAGGTTCAACGTACTAAAATGGATGATCTGTCTAGTTGTAAATTACCTTACAATGGTATATTCTTCTCTAACAGACATTCTAAGAACAAGTCTCTTGTAGAGATAGGTTTACCATTCCAGATTCTATATAACATATTCCATTATAGATTCGAACTTACCATGGCTAAGAATAAGGATAAAATCCTTCTTATGCCTATTGATGCCATACCTAAGGAAGATGGATGGGATTTAGATAAGTTCATGTATTATGCAGATGCCATGGGCTTTGCATTTATCAACCCTACAGATGAGGGTGTAAAAGGATTTAATCAGTATGCCATACTAGATGGTCAATTAGGACAATACGCTAAGTCTATGATTGAGATCATGACTTCCATTAAATACGAATGGGAGGAAGCAGTAGGCATTACCCGACAACGTAAGGGCGAAACATCTGCATCGGAAACTGCTACAGCCAATCAGGAAGCAGTGTTTCGTTCTTCAGTAATTACTGAGGAAGTATTCCGTAAGTTCGAAAAGTTTGAAGAGCGTGAGCTGCAAGGCTTACTTGACTGTTCTAAACTAGCTTGGGTTAATGGTAAGAAGTCTATGTATGTCAATTCAGACATGCGTGCTGCTATCCTTAATATTGATCCTGTATCCTACATGGAAACAGAGATGTCTGTATTCGTTAGAAACTCTGGAAAGGAACAAGAAAAGTTCGAGTTTTTAAAACAGAATGCAATGGCTGCTATGCAAAATGGTTTACCTCTTTCTGCTGTAGCTGATCTACTTGAAGCTAATAATTTCTCTAAAACTAAAGACTTGATTCGTAAGGCTGAGGAAGCACAACAACAGGTTGAACAGGCTATGGAGAAACAGAAGAATGACATTGAGGCACAGGCATTACAACTTGAGCTACAACTTAAACAAGCTGAAATCGAAGAAGGTGATAAACAACGTGCATTTGAGGCTGATCAGAATGAACTTGATAGGCGTAATAAGATTGATATTGAGATGCTACGTGCTGCTCATGGTCTTGAAGCTGATAATGATATCGACGATGATGGAATACCAGATGCTACAGAAGTTCTTAAGATTCGGAATGAGCAGTTGGGTATGTCTATTGACGATAAGCATCGTACAAGGGAGCTTGACATTAAGCAACAGGATGCGAATACGAAGGAAAAGGATGTTGCACAAAAGGCTGAAATAGAGAAGCTGAAGATTGAGCAGGAGAAACTGAAGATTAAGAAATCTGAAGTTGATATCAAGAAGACTCAGGAATCAGCTAAGGCTGCCAAGGAGAAGGCTACCATTCAAAATCAGAAGGCTAAGCAACAAGCGAAGAAGCCAACTGGTAAAAAGTAAATATAAGTAACGGTTTTATATTGGTATTTTATATTACATTATATAAGTCTAATTTTACAGGAATTAAAGAAAACAAAACATGTCAGAAGCTAAATTTGACCTAAGAAAGGTCTCCTTTGAGGATATAGTTACCGGAAATGGTCCAAATACACCTCAACCAATAAAGAAAGATGAAGTAGTTATTCCCGCAAAACCAGACGAACTGGACGAACCGGTAGATACCACTACAACTAATGATTCAACTGATGGATCAAATACTCCTGATGGAGAAGGTTCAGAAGGCTCATTCTATGAAGATTTAAAAAAGATCATAGGCTACGAAGTAGAAGGTGAATTTGATGAATCAGTAGAGGGAGTGGCTGAATATACTAAAGCAATAGCCGAAAGAATCGCTCAAGATGAGATTAAAGACTTATTTGAGAGTTTCCCTGATGTAAAGGAGTATTTACAGTTTAGGTTAAACAATGGCGATCCGGCTAAGTATTTTGAAGCAAAGTATGGTGACGTAGATTATTCTAAGTATACTGTAGATGAAAAAGACGAAACTACACAAGAAGTAATTGTTCGTAAACATTTAGGTCTACAGGGATTTAGTGATGAAGAGATTAACGAAGCCATTAAAGACTATAAGGAAACAGGATTACTGTATAAGACAGCAAAGAGAGCTTCCGATAGACTTATAGATTCTCAACGTAGTAGACGTGAAGAAATTACTGCTAAGCAAGCTGAGACAGCAAGGAAGCAGGAAATCGAACGTCAAGAAGTAGTCGCTGAGATATCACACGTAATTGAAAAAGGATCACTTCACAATCTAGTGATTCCTGAAAAAGATAGAAAAGAGTTTAGAGCTTGGTTGCTACAAGCAGACGGTAAGGGTCAAACTAGACGTCAAGCAGCAATGAACAAACTTGAACTCGCGCAGAAACTTGAACTTGAGTATTTAGTTTTCAAAGGATTTGATCTAAAGGACTTGGTTAGGAAAGAAGCAACACAAACTAAGATTGACTTTCTAAAGAAAGGAATAGGTACTAAAGGGTCCAGATTATCTGGTACAGGCGTATCTAAAACGACACCTAAAAAGAATGCTCTTGAAGGTATCAAACTTTCTGATATAGGATTATAATAACTTTCTGACTTATAAATTTTAAACTAAAAACTCATGGCGGCTGAAAACATTTCAAAGTTACGTCTTTATCAAGATGTATTTAATGCTGACGGTATGACAGATGAGAACAGCCTTGCTGCGGCATTGCTTACTCAACCTGATCTGCTTTCACCAGTAATTACTCACCTTGCAGGACGTGAAGACAAACGCTTCCCTCTGTCATTCCTTACTGAAGGTATGAATAGGGTTCGCGCAATTAATGATATCGAATATGATTACCCAGTAATCGGTCGATTGAACAAAGCTGTAGCTGTTGCTACAACTGACTATATCACATCTGACAAACCAGGTGTAGGTAGAACCTCTTTCAGAGTAAAGTTTCAAGAACGTTGGTTCGTAAAGGACTACTTGATTGAATCTCCATCTTCTGATTTTCAATGTAAAATCGTTGACGATCCATACCAAGAAGGTAACTATTGGGTATATACTCTTAAGCTATTTGGCGCTAGAGAAACTGACTATGTAACTCCAAGTGAGTTAGAAGCTGGTAAACTCTGGGCACAATTGTTTGCTCCTGTAACCGCTTCTGGTTCAAGAGGTAATGAGTCAACCTGGATGGCACCTAGCCGTATGAGGAATCAAATCACTCATATCCGTAAGTCTTATCGTTACGAAGGTAACATGAACAACAAAACCGTTAACGTGGAACTTCCACTTCCCGGTGGTTCAACTAGACTGTGGATGGATTTTGAGGAATTCCAACATATGCTTCGCTGGAAGGAAGAATGTGAAACTAACTATTGGTACTCACGGTACAATAAGTTCGAAGGCGCAATCTCTGACTTCGGTGATAATGGTAAAGTAATCCCAGTTGGTTCTGGTGTACTTGAGCAGATTCCTAACTATACTACTTATGCTCGCCTTACAGCGACTAAGTTGAAAGAGTTTGTTAGAGATTCTCTGTTCGGAGCTTCTGATGCTACAGACATGAATGTGACTCTGTTCACAGGTCTTGGTGGATTGGAAGAATTTGATAATGCAATGAAGTCTGAGCTTTCTGCTCAAACCTATATCAAACTGTCTGATAACAAGTTTGTAACAGGTTCTGGACGTAATTTGCAACTTGGCGGTTTCTTCACTAGCTATCAGCATATTGATGGTCACGTAATTACTGTACGTCACCTTCCTTTGCTTGACCATGGTGTAAGAGCACTCAAGTCTGATAAGCACCCTGTAACAGGTCTTCCTCTTGAAAGCTATCGCATGATCTTCTTAGATATGTCTAGCTATGATGGAGAACCTAACGTTCAAATGATCACTCAAAAAGGTCGTGAGATGTTGCGTTGGGCAGTTGCTGGTGCCACAATTCCTAAAGGATTTGATGGAAACGCTCTTAGAGCTTCTGATATTGACGGTGCATCCGTTCACTTCATGAAAGCTTCTGGTATTAACATCCGGAGAGCAACTAATTGCTTGCACGCTGAGTGTACAATTAGCTAATCATAAAGGTATCCGGTGGATGGACTTAACTCCTAAAAGCTGTTACATCTGTCCACCTCCCTTTATTCAAAACTAAAAAATAGAAAATACCATGCAAGAGAGAATCGTTTACATTCGCAGAGTCGAAAAGAATGATAAAACAAGATTACCGAAAGACCTTCTAATGGATTCAAAAAGACCTATTGGAGCTTCGTATAATAAGTTTGGTCAAATCCTGAAAGGCATTACAGGAGAAGAAGAGAAGAAAATTATGCCAGAGATTATAGGTATCTCAGTATCTGATCCACAATTCTCCAAAGCTTGTGAAGCATTTTGGTGTAATATTACAATTCCAATTCCTCCTGGAATGGGGATTAAGTTAAATGTAGGTCTTGATGCTAATGGCTATCCAGTTGCTCCTATGGATTATGCAAAGTATAAATTTGCTAAAGCTCACAGAAATGTAGCACCAGAGGAAAATGTAGATGCCAACCCCTATGCACTGTTTTATATTCATGATCCAGTAAGCTCTACTCTTAAGAAGGCTAGTGAACTTGATCTTAGAAATAAAGCTAAGCTTAAGTATCTTGAACTTATCCAAGATGAAAAGCGTATGGATGATGTACTTTCTGTATTGACTTCATATCGTAACCCAGCAATTTTAAGCTCGGATGATAAGAAACTTATTCTTGAATCTGAATCAACTAAAAAACCTGTAGAATTTGTTAAAGCAGTTGAAGACGATAAATTAGCTATTAAGAGCTTTGTGTATCGTTGTATCAATGCAGGTGTATTTAAGGAATCAGGAACAAGAGTTATATATGAGGATGAAATCTTAGGTGATGATATGTCTTCTGCTGTAGCGTACTTAAAATCTAAAGAGGGTTCTAAAGTACGAGTGTCAGCCGAGGGTAAGCTCTCACAATGGACACTTACTAAATAATAAATGACTCCAAGAGAAATACACATAGCAGTAGACCTCGGTTTGCAAAAGCTGGGGTCTTTTGCTTATGATAATATCAAAGCAGAATACATTGATTATGTGTTTAATCGTATGGGGGATCAGTATATTACTGAGAAGACCACTAGACGAAATGATCCTAAGCAAGCAGGCTTTGAGGATAATATAACAAGACTTTCCACTATTCAAGAGCTTATTACCGAAAGTTCTATTACTGTTTTTAATCAAACAACTAACCGTAGACAATATTCATTACTCCCATTTAATTATTTATCATTTGTAGAGGCTGAAGCTAATATTCTTGCATCATGTACTAATGATGCTGTAGTACCTACTAATGCTAATATTACAGAGTACGTATCTATAGTTCCATTTAAAGCTTCTAATTTTGTAGGATATACTGGTAATCCTTT